CACGTGATATGCATGAAGCAAGATTGCGTGGCGACTATGAAATGTTGTTTAAGTACCAAACAGCATTTGCCAAATACTATTTTGCAGATGTTGCAACACAAGATATTACTAGTAAAGGTCAAGCATTAGGAGCAGCCTTTACATTTCCAACGACGGAACTAATCGATTGGAAGAATGCGTAACAATTTTCTATCATTATTTGAACAACAACTAATACCATATGCTGAATTTAATAAAAGTATTAAGGTATTAGATATCAGCGATAAGACCGGTACATATCTTGTTCGTTCTGATTTAGATACCTTTATTTCAAAAAATAGTAGAGGTGATAATAGACCGGCTAAACTAGAACAATATAAACAATGTTTATATCAAATATTAGTTACAGACAGAACTAAAACATTAACAACATGGTATGATAAGCATGGCATGTTACCTAAATCAATAGACTTTTATCTGAACATTACACAGAAAAATATCATTAATGATAAAATTATCAATGGTAAAACAAATAGCAAGTATGGTAAGATTGCCAGACATTTGAATTTTGATACAATTTACAATACTAAAAAGTTAAGTCACAATGATAGTGAATATACAATTGGTTTAATGTTAGCAATGTTCAATGATTATAAAATAAGAAACAGCATGGCATGTCCTGCATTCTTTGACCAAATTTGCCAATACGATGGTGATAGTAGTAAATTTTGGAATGCGTTTATGTTAGGTGCAAACAAGCCCTCAGTGTTTAATCCACAAACATACAAATCTATCTTAGATGAATTGTTTGAGGGTGAAGTATTACTAGCCCCTGTAATGGGATGGAATAGTTATCAAACAGCATTTTATTCAAGCAAGTTCAAACATTTTATTAGTACTGATGTTATTCCTAGTGTAGTTGATAATGGCAAACATTTGCATTCGTTACAACATACAGATAAAACAATTGATTTGTATTGTGTACCAAGCGAACGTTGGGATCTGTCAAAGTACAAAGAACAAGTAGACGCTATACTATTCAGTCCACCATATTTTGATTTAGAAATCTATGATAGCGAAAATCAAAGTTTTACAAACTATCCAAACTATCAAGAATGGTTAAAATGTTATTGGGAACAAACTGTAAAGAATTGCGTTAGTAGTATGAAGATTGGCGCCAAATTTGGATTTGTCATTAGCAATTATGTCAAGGACAAAAAAATGAATAGTATCAGTCAGGACATGCGAGATGTTGTAAGTAAACATCTACAATTAGTTGACCATTATAAAATACAATGGTCTAATCGTTCTGGTAGCAGAGAAAGTTATAAAACACGCAATGGTAATTTTGAAGATTTATGGATGTTTATAAAGGATCAAAATTAAATGCGTAACATAGAAATTCCTTTGTATGGTGAGCAGAAAACTATCCTAGCAGATTGGCTCACTACTAATAAGCATTGCATAGATGTAGTGCCAGTTGGTAGTGGAAAAACATTCCTTGCGGCAATTGCACTGCCGATATTTGCTAGCGACCCTCATTTTCACAAGGGCAAAGATGTAATTTACAGTGCTCCAACAGGCGCAATGATTAAGTCTTTGATATGGGAGCCATTAAAGAAAAGTTGTATAGAATACTTTGGCTTAGTTGATGGTAAAGACATTAACAACAGTGAACTAACAATACGCTTTCCAAATGGCACATTCATTCGTTGTAAGAGTGCAGAACAACGTGAGAACTTACGCGGATTAAACGTAGGTATATGGGTAGCAGACGAAGCCGCACTATACACACGTGATACATTACAAGAGATAACAAATCGATTACGTCCCAAAGTAGGACAGCCTGACACGCAAGGTAGATTGATTGTTATTAGCACGCCTAATGGTGCCGGCCCTCTTTATGATATGTTTAAACTTGCTCAAGAAAACCCTGAGAAGTATATTGTTAGACACTACAACTACTTAGAAATGCGTAGTGGTAACAAAAACTTTATTGAAGAACAAAGACGTATTATCAGTCCATTAAAGTTTGGACAAGACTACATGTGTCAATGGGAATCAGTGGCAGACATGTTTTTCTATGCATGGGACAAAACTAAACATTGTGGTCAGATTAGTGATAGAGGTGGCGATATATATACATTCCATGACTGGAACAAACGTGTCATGACGGCAGTAGTTGCACAAGTAATAAAGCCCGGCTCAATCGATGGTAAGATAGAAATTATTAAGAGTTATGCCATACCTGATTGCAGTACAGAAGGCATAGCACAAGCAATACGCTTAGATTTTCCAAAACGCAGAATCAACAGTATTATTGACATGAGTGGTAGTCAAGTTAATCGTGATACCACAAGTGCATTTGGCGTAACAGACAGAACTATTATTGAAAAGTATGGCTTTACGATTGTAAACACACGCAAGAGTAATCCTCTTGTATCAGACACAGACAACACAAGCAATGCGTTTATTGCCAGAGGTGGTTTAGTTGTTAAGCCTGACGATAAGTTTTTATTAGACGCATTACAAACATATCATTTTGAAGATGCATCACGCAAACGCCTAGTAAAATATACAGAACAAAAGTATGCACACATTGACGGTCTTGGTGACTGTATAAGATATGGCATACATCACTTGTTCCCAATTACACATGATAGTGTAAACAACATGCCAGAATATGTTGGTATGGATCCTAGATATCAAGCAATGAGTCAGAGTGGTAACAAGTATCTGCCAGAAAGCCCATTGTATCCTGGTGGTCCAAGTTGGGAAGAAATCATGAATGGTGAAGAAGAAAAAGATTACCAAGTATGGAATTAATATGACAAGATATATTGGATGCACTGAGTTAAGTTTATTAGAAAAACTACTAAACAAAATTATAATTAACCAAACAACAGATTGCTGGGAATGGCAAGGTGGTAAAAACAATATTGGTTATGGTATGATACGTGATGGCGATAAGATGCGTACAGCACATAGAGTTAGTTACGAAGAACATAACAATACTATCATTCCAAAAAATCTTGTTATAATGCACAGTTGCGATAATCCTGGTTGCGTTAATCCTCAACACTTAAGTTTAGGCACACGTAAACAAAACACGCAAGACATGCTAACAAAAGGTAGAGGTAAACCATGGGGCGGTCAGGGCGGCGGCATGACAGGTAAAAAAATGCCTACAACAAAATGCACAAATTGCAATATAGATATTCCTAACAATATATATGTTAGGCATGCTAAGTCTTGTTTACAAAACTAAGCATAAATAGAATATAACCATCACTATGATGAGAGAACCACAACAATGCACAATTCAGAATTATTAAAAAGAAATTCAGTATACTCAGCTATCTATCAACAGATGTTGGGATATCAAAACGCATATCTTGGTGGCTACATATTTAAACAAGATGTACGTAAAAAGCGTCCATCAGAAGATAGTGTTCTTTGGAACGACTTAATTAAAAATACTGTAGCACAACCTGTATGCCGTTACATTGTTGACACCATCAATGATGTATTATTTGAGCCAGGTGTTAAACGCAATTTAAAGTTTGCCACACCACAAGGTCAGTATATCGATCCAAAGAATTGCGATTGGGTCGATTTGTTTGTTAATGATTGCGATTTACAAACACGAAGTTTAACAAGTTTCATGGAACAAGTTGGCGACCTGACATCAATCTTTGGTCACTGTTGGATAGCAGTGGACATGCCTCAAGAAACAGAAGGGAATCTTGGCAGACCTTATACGTGTGCCATCAGCCCATTGAACGTATGGGATTGGTGTTTCGAGTGGTATGGCGGTAAACCAATATTACAATATGTTAAGATTAAAGAAATGGAAGATGATGAAAACTATTATCTTAAATGTTATTACCTAGGCGATGCAAACAATCCTAGTTATTGGAAAAGTTATGAAGTGCCAAAGACTGTACAACAATCTAATGAATTAGATGACGAATCATTATGTACAGGTACTGGACAGTTCCCAGCTGGCATGAGCATTCCAGTATTCATTGCATTTGGTCGCAAAGACCCAAGAACATATGATTTAGGTGTAAGTGATATTGATGCCGCAAGTGATGCAATGCGTGAATATTATAAACTAGAATGTGAAAAGTACACTGCATTACAATTTGCACACACAATCATTCGTGCTGAAAAGGGCATTAGTATTCCAGTACACGCAGGTGCAATTGTTCGTGCATTGCAAGGTCAAGTAGAAGCCATTAGTGTTGATACAGGTGACGTTGATAAGATTCTTAAAGCACAACAAGATATATTAGAACAGATAGAAGCACTAACTGGCTTAGGTGGCTTACGCACAAGTAAAAATCAAATTGCTAGTGGCAAATCAATTATTGAAGAACGCAAACAGTTACATAGAACAGCAAAATCCAAAGCAAGACTTATGGAAGTTACCGAAGGTTTAATCTTTACATATGCCGCACGTTATATGGATATGCGTTGGGCAGGTCAAGTTAACTACAATACAGACTATGAAGCACACGATACAAATTATCGTTTGGCATTGATTAAAGAAGCACATACAATGACTGGTGATAATGAAATTATTAAATCATTAATCACTAGAGAAATCATTGGTATGCTTGCTCCAGCAGAAAATATTCCAGAATATCAACAAGCATATGTTGATAGTTTACCTGATAGTCAAGTTAAAACACTAATGACCTATGAAGATAGCGAAGTGTTTATTACAGGTGAAGGTGCAATACCAGAAGGTTATGTAGAAGATGATGATACAGCTACACAAGATACAAGCAACAGCATGGGTGAAGCAAAAGCAAACTTCTACAAGCCAGGTAATCAATCATTACTAGGTGGTATTGGTACCCCAGTAACGCCAATGGGACAAAGTTACTATACTCAACAAGCAGTTGCAGTACAGTTAGCAGGATTAAACACTGGTAGATGAGCCAGTATAAATACATTACAACTTCGGTTATTACGTTATAATAAGGAAAAAATTAAATGGATAAAGTTTTCGTTGGCAACGACAGCCAGACTAATGCAAACCAGTCAGATGCAAATCAAGAAGGTGGCGAGCAACAAGTAAATGCAGGTGCTATTCGTAAAAGCACCACAACTTCATTATTGAATGCACTTGGTCAAGCAAGTGGACAAAATTTTGAAAGTGTTGAAGCGGCGTTAAGTTTCATTGCAAGAACTACTGCACAAACCGGTGGCAACGTACAGCCAACAGAAGATAATCAGACGCAACAGCGTTCAAATAGTCGAGTTACAACCACTGACTTACATGAACAGTTCACTAAATTACAACAAGACTTGCAGGTAAAAGAGCAAAGATTGCGTGAAAAAGAACTAGATTCAGATATACAAAAGGCAATGGGTGATAGATTCGATAATGACATGTTAGATTATGCATTACAAAAGGTCAGAAGCAATATTCAATGGAATAGTGATGGAACCTATAGCATAATGAATAACAAAGGTCAAGAACGATATGGTATGGATGGTAATCCTCTAACAATCCAAGGATTAGTACAAGAAGTAGCAGTGGGTAATCCTAAACTACTAAGACAGAGTAATTCTAATTCTGGATCAGGTTTACGACCTGGACAAGGAAATTTTGCTGGTGCACCGGAAGATTCGATACCAGACTATAGCAAAGACCCAGCGGCATTCAATCAATGGGCAGTACGCAATGGTTTAGGTAAGAATGTAGGCTTAAAAGGTCTAGGAGTCTCAGCAGTAAGTTCATTGCCAAGTCACAAAATACTCTGAAATTGCCAACAATTTTAATTTAAAGGAAAAATATCATGGCTTATGTATTAGGTGGCGCACACGGTGAAGCAAATGGCTTCACATTCGCTATTGCAAGTTTCGCTCTACGTGCTATGCACGAATCTATAGGTTTAGTTAATATGACTAATGTTGTTGCCCCTACGCAAGGCAATCAATTCTTAGTACCTAACTTTGCACCTATCACTTATCAAAATTACAACCCTAACGGTACTGGTGGTACATTTGGTACAGGTAATGCAGTTGTTCAAAACCCATCATTGACACAATCTAGTATTACAGCAACTCCAGCAGTTGCACAAACAGCGTTTGACATCTTCTACGGATGGACAACAAGTTTCCAATTGGCTGCTACATTAGGTGCTGAATTGGGTGACTCATTCGCTGAAAAAGTTGACCAATCAGTAACAGCAGGTTTCATTGGTCCTGATAGTCCTGCTACTCCTAATCCAGTAGGTTCTAACGTTGGTTTCAAAGCAACTCCAAGTAACACTTACTACGCAACAAGTGCTGACGGTTTTGACCGTGTTTTACAATTAGGCGCAATGGAAGTTATCGGTGCTACAAACACTAGTGGTACATGGACACCTGGTTTCACATGTAACAGTATTCTTGACTTGATTCGTTTAGTCAAGCAGAATTTCAAAGTTGCTCGTATGCCAGGTGCACCAGTTATCGTATTAGATAGCAATGGTGATGCTCAAGTACAAGCCGGTTACACTGGCGCTCAAGTTGGTTCTTCATTGAATCGTTTGCTTGCTGAATTGACTGGTGCTGCCGTATCAGGTCCATCAAGCGGTGGTTCTAATCTATCCGCACTAGGTAATGAATTGTTATCTACTGGTAAGATTGAAAATGTATATGGCTGCATGATTATGTTCACTACATTCTTACAAGCAACAACTCGTACAGTTGTAGGTCAAGCAAGTCTTCCAGTATTGGTAGGTGCTTATTTCGGTGACAGTGCAATGTTCACA